TTTATATATTCTAGCATATGTATAGGCAGGGTATAATTCAAGACCAGTTGCTTCTTCCATTTTAGGTTGACATTTTAACATTAAAGTTTCCATAGCAATATTAGAATACTGACTATAAGTATTTGGTATTTGTCCATTTACCGGATCTTCATAATGTCCAATAATGTTTTCAAACGGTGAGAAGTATTTTGCTTTCATACAAGTATCGTAAACTTGTTTTTGCATACTAAAATAGTTTGCAATAAATGAAGCTAAATCTTTTGATATTGCTTGTCTAATTATTGTATATTTATCTTTTTTAAAACTCATATTACCTCCAATGCTATTGTATATCTTTTTATCTTTTTAGCAGTAAGAGGTGTTGAGTGTTTCTTAAAATTTTCAAACTCTAACATACTATTATCAATTCCTTTTGTGTGTTTTACTACATCATAATTTGCTGAAGATTCAAGAAACATAGTGCCATCCTCAGTTGGGTTATGTAGATAATAAACAAAAGAACATCTAGAATCAGGGTGAGTGTGCCAACATATTGTATCTCCCACAGAACATACACCCCAGCATTTAAATATTTGATATGGTTTTATATATTTTTGTACTGCTTCTACAAAAGGTTTCATTTCAGGTCTTATATGCATGTTACTTGGTGTTTGTAAACCAGGGTGGTTGTCGCCTAAATCTTTTACTTCTTTCTTAATAAAGTTTAAAATTTTTATTTTTTCTTTTTCTTTTAAAATATTTTTATATATCTTCATATTAATTCAAACCACCCTGTTGCTATTATTTTTTCTTTATCTGTTATTTGACCTTTATGTGTGTGAGTAAAATCTGTAGGCCAGATTAAAGTCAAACCTTTTATAGATGGGGTAGTAATCTTTTGGTATTTAAAAATAGTGCCTCCCTCATCTATGTTATTTAAATAGGTCATAAAAACTAAAACTCTTCCAGCATGTTCAAGAGATCTTCTTTCAAAATGCCATTTTTTAAATCCACCTTTTTTATTATATTTTTGAATATTAAATTCTTTAACATTAAATTTAGAACAGTCGTTTATTTCAGGATATCTTTTTAAATATAATTCTAAAATTTTTTGTAGTTCAACTCTATAAATTAATATTTCTTTATCAAAGTTTTTTGAATTGATTGACAGATCTAGTGAGTCTTTAATATTTTTTCTTACTTTACCATTACCTGATTTACCTGGTGTAGCATGTTTACTAAACTCATTGTAATAAGAAACTAATTTATCACAAACTTTTGTAGAGAGAAACCAGCCTCCAATAAAACTATCTAAAGGTAATTTGTATTCTTTCATTAGTAATAATTAATATTTAAAACAATTCTTTCATTTTTATCTGTGCAAGTGGCTCCTGTATGTTTAACATTTGCAGGAAAAGTTACAACTCTGTTTGCTTTGCTTTTTATAATTTTTTTATTTATATTAAATTTTGTATATCCATTATTTGTATTTACATAAAATATAGCTGTTTTCCAATCCGGGTTATCATCTTTAGTTATATGTTTTGCACCATCTGTATGAAACCCATGTTCTATAATTTTATCTGTCTTCCATAAATAATTTGCTTTTACTTTTATTAAAGCTTTTATTTTTAGTACAGAATAAATGGGTTCTAATATTTCATTGTAAATAGAATTAGGTTTATAATCATAATAAAAAAAATGCACAAATTGCATATAGTCTTTGTAATCCAACACACTACTACGAAACCATGGAAAGTTTTTATCATGATAAAACATGTTGTAAACTTTATTAAAAGTATTTTTATCTAATAAGTTATCTATTACTTTAAACATCTTTTGCCATCTCTTTTGGCACAGCTTGTATATTCCAGTGTATAAATCTAAAAGGTTCTTTACCAAAATCTATTGCAAACTCATGTTCTAAAAATCCTGGAAAGATTAATAATGAACCTGGCTGTGGATAATAATTAATTGTGTCACTTCCTAAAAGAATATCTTTTGTTGAATGAGGTTTTAATTTTAGTTTAGTAGCACGAGCTCCAGTTCTAGGGTCATGAAAAATAGGGTAAGAAGTTGCGTTGCTACATTTTAAAAAATAAAAACCTGATACGTGTTGATTCCAATGTATGTGTGCAGAGTGATGACCACCACCTTTTTTAGCAAATTCTTGAACCCACATTTCACTAAACATAGTTGTGTATAAACTCATATCATAACCTTGTTGATTTAAATAATCCCAAGACTTTTGACCAACATAATTTCTAAAATCCAAAAAATTATTATCATGTGTTAATGTTGTTGAATGATATGATCTTCCAAAATCACCATGTTCTTTTATAAAAGCTTTTTCTTTTGATCTTGCATCTTTAATATATTTGTTAGATGCTTTGTTTAAAGATTTTACAAATTCTGGTTTTTGTTCTGACCAAATAGTCGTATTAAAATAGTTACTTATATGCATATTATTTAAATGGTTTTCCTAAATTCCAAACTACTAAACTATATCTTGTGCCTGATGTTACAGGTTTAACTCTGTGCCATACAAAAGAAGGAAACACAATGATAGACCCTTTAGGTAAAATTTCTTTTGCTCTTCTTAAATGTCGACTTTCGTCTCTCATATGTGGATCGTAGTTTCTAAAATCAAATTCTAATTCACCTCCTGTATACTCTGAGCCATCTGTTAATTGACAAGTCATAGACAGCTTTCTAATTAATCCTTTGTCAGGTCCTTCTTTTTCATAAGGTTTCTCCCAACTATCACAATGCCAATCATAGTATTGATTATGTCTGTATTTTGTAAACTGACAAGACTCACTTCTCTGCCAATCAAAGTTCCAACCAGCTGCCTTATTTGCTTCATGAACATACGGATGTAGTTCTTTATATATCCAAGTATCGTTAAGCCATACTAGATCAGACTTTCTTTTTCTTTGCATATTTTTTACTTCGTCTTTTTTTAATTTTCTATTGTCATAGCCACCTGTTTTGGCCATAACTTCTTTCTGTTGCAATGCATAGTTTATAACATCATCACAAAATTTGGGAGTAAGCACACCAGTAAAATACCAATAGTAATTAGATATATTCATACGTTATTGTTTGAATAAAATTTAAATCCTTACTATCGTTATTACCAATAATATACATGTTAGTAGATGGAAACATCACAAACATATTGTTTTTAAGTTCTACGTCCCAGCTTCTTCCTTTACGTCTATTATCGTCATAAAAAATTTTAATAAAACAATCTTTTACTTGCACTCCATATAATAATACAAAGTCAGGGGAGTTTCTAAGATCTACTGGATCAACCTGTAATGAAGGTTCAGTAAGTGTAAAAGGTTTATAAAAATTTCCGAATGTCGATTTATTAACTAAACTAATTTTGTGTTTAAGATTAATGTAATCTTTAATAAATGTATTTAACCTATCCCAATTTTTTGAAAATTTAAAATTATTGTTTTCAAGTTTTGCTTGTAAAATATCGGCTTTAAATTTATCAGAATTAATTTCAAAACCTTTCGGCATCGAAACATCTCCATAATATAATGCTTGTTCTGTTAATACTTTCTTTTCCATTCTAAATGGAAATATATATTATGCTACTGGATCTGTCAAATCCCAAGACTGATTAGCTTCGTTCCAATAATAACGTTTATTTGCCGCTGCTTCTTCTTCTGTTAATTCAGGAGCAGCACCTATTGGTGATTCCCAACTTGCAGTTGTAGTATTTTTTACCCAAGAAGCGTAAGGCTTTGCAGGCCAAAAAATATTGTTAGCTTGATCCCATTCATAACCAACACTTGCATAATTACCTCTAAAAGGTGTTCCACCTAAAATATGTTGATTAAGATGTGTGTTATACGAAGTTTGAATCCATAAATGTGCAGGCCAATTATTATGTGTTTCTAAATATTGTTGACCTATTGATTCTGTTTCAACTCCTTCAGAATCTGCTGTATGAACATCTTCCATACTTAAAACTTGTAGGACTTCGTTTTCTTCTGATATTTTTGCAAAATGTGCCATAATTTACCTATTGAAATTTATACCTTATAATAACTATACCTGAACCACCACTTCCGCCTTGGTTACCTGATGGATTACCACCACTTCCACCGCCACCGCCAGTGTTTGCAGTTCCTGCATTTCCAGTTCCACTAGTTCCTGGTCCACCACCATCAGAAGCAGATCCGCCGCCACCGCCAGCACGACCACCGCCTCCACCACCAGCTCTTCCTGTTGGAGTTCCATTAATTGAAGTTGTTGCTCCTGCTCCACCGTTTCCTGAATTACTTGGACTTCCAGCTCCACCTGTTGCTGTAGCTCCACCACCGCCACCGCCTGCGTATGCACCACCACCGCCGCCTCCGGTTCCGCCAGGATTTCCTTGAGGGGGACTTACAGGAGGAGTGTTTCCTGCTGCTCCCGGTTTACTGTAGGTTCCGCCACCACCACCTGAACCACCTGCTGTTGCGGGTGTTCCACCATAACCTGGGGGCTCAGCACCGCCACCACCTCCGCCACCGGCAGATGTGATACTTGAAAAAACTGAATTTGATCCAACGCTACCTGTTTCGTTAGGATTACTAGATCCTGGAGCACCTGAACCACCTGCACCAACTGTAATTGGATAACTTTGTGCAGTAACAGGTAAAGCTGCAACACAAGCGCCTAATGGAGATCTTGAATAACAACCAGAAGCAGCTCCAGATGATTCTCTAAAACCACCTGCTCCACCTCCGCCACCACCTTCGTTGTTTGAACCAGAAGCACCGCCACCACCACCTGCAATAACCATGTAATCAACTGTTTCAGATCCTGCTGAGGATCCTGCGCAAGTAACTTCAAAAGTCCCTGGACTTGTAAATGTATGTATTTTAAAATCTCCAGATTCTGTAATAGTTCCACCTGTAGCAACCACAAATGCAGGGCCGCCACCACCAGAACCAAATCCTAAAATCTGATAACCAAAAGATTTAGCTTTTTTATTTTGGATATTTTTAGTGTTCTTACCTGGTGTAAGTTTATTTTTAAGGTCTCTCATATTCTATTCCTTATGCGTCGTTAGCAGCACTCGTAGTAAAGAATAATTTGATTCCAAGTAATCTTGCATCAGCATCTAAATCATCCGCTGAAACATCTCTTGATACTTGAAAGAAAACATATTCGTCTGCGCCTGGTGATCCTGCTATTGTGACTGCTCCACTTTCTGCTGCAACATCTAAATCATTTGATGTTCCACTGTGTGCTTTTGCTGTTGCAACAACTTGTGTTCCAAAAGCTGTATTTAAATCTCCACTATCAGCTAACGCTACTCCAGACAGTCCCCATGCAGTAGTTCCTGTATCTGTTGATGTTGCTGTAAAGAAAGCTTGGAAAGTTACTGTTCCTGCATTCCATGATTTAGGAAATGCAACAGCGAACTGTGCAAACTCATCAGAAGATTTATCAAAATCTAAAACTTTTATTTCTGGACCATTAGATAATTCTACTTGTGCAGCTTCTGCACCACTTGTAGTATTTGGATACATAGCAACAGCTGGTACCCATATAGTTTCTTTTCCAGCAATTTTAATTGCACCTGTAGCATCTGAAGCATCCACTGCTTTAGCTTGTCCAGTTCCGTTAGGAGCAATAGTGATGTCTCCATTAGCAGCATCTGTAATAGTAATTGTACCTGAGTTAGTTCCTGAATTTGTATCTAAAACTAAATCATATGCACCACTAGTTGTAAGTGTTGCATTAGCAGCTCCCGTTCCAAAAACTGTTTCTCCAGTTCCTTTTGGTTTGATAGCTATGTCAATATTTGAATCACCACCTGTTGCAGATAAAGTCGGATCATTTCCTGTAGCAGCATTTGCTATTGTAAATTCATTTACTGCAGAACCTGTAGCTGTAAGTAAAGCTAATTCATTTCCGTTAGTATCTAATATAGAAGTTCCTATTTTAGGACTAGTTAAAGTTTTGTTTGTTAAAGTTTGTGTTCCAGTAAGAGTTACATCACCAAAATTTAAAGTATAAATATCTGGATTAGTTCCATCATTACCTGTAGCAAATACAAGTTGATCACCTTTATCTGTCGTAGCAAAAGTAAAAGTGTCTCCTGAACCAGAAGCATATTTAAATTGTACTGTGTAAGCACCTGATGTTGAATTTCTTAAAAAATAAAATGTTTGTGCATCTAAAGGAATTGTTACAATTTGGTTTCCAGTAATAGTACCTGTAAACTCAATCATTCTATGAGACATAACTGCACCAGTTGATCCATCAGAAACTGATAAAGTTGTAGTTTGTGCACCACCTGCTATTGATTGTGCAGAATATCCACCTGAAATTTGTTCAATAAGTTGTAAATTAGTATTAGTTTTTGTTCCCCATGTACCGGCATTTTCTCCAGTTGCTTGAAGTTCTATACCTAGTGGTGTGTATGTTGATGCCATAATTGTTTTCTCCTATGCGACGTCACTATATGTTGTATTAGAACCGGTGTCAATAGCTTGATATGCTTGAATTCCAAAACCTGAAGAAGTTCCAAACGCAGCTACTGAAGCGGTTGCTTCAATTCCTGTTAATCCCATTACATCTGTAGGACTAATTGTTCCTACACTAACAGTTGATGAAACTCCTGTCAATCCTATAACATCTGCAGGAGTAATAGTTCCAACACTCATTGTTGCAGAAAGTCCTGTCGGTATAACTGTAGGATTTGATGTTATGTTTACTCCAGAAGCATTTAAGGTTGTTGTTGCTGAAACTCCTGTAACTCCTATTACATCTGCAGGAGTAATTGATCCAACAGAAGCCGTTGCAGATACACCTGTTAATCCCATTACATCTGCAGGTGTAATTGATCCAACACTAGATGTTGCAGATACACCTGTTAGTGCTTCAGTTATATCTCCAATTATTGAAGGTGATCCAATACTTACTGTTGCAGAAACACCTGTAAGTCCGAGTATGTCTCCAACTGTTAATGATCCAACACTTGCAGTTGCAGATTGACCTTCAAGTAATATTGTTCCTGCAATTCCCCATGCATCATCTCCCCAAGCGGCTCTGTTCCATCCAGTATTTATTTCTGCAGTTATAGTAACTGAACCAACTGCAGTTGTTCCAACACCAGCACTGCTAATTGAAACATCTAAACTACTTTCTCCCCAGTTTTCAAAACCCCAAGTATCAGAACCCCAACCTTGTTCAGGGAATGCATCTACACTTCCAAGAGATGTTGTTGCAGAAACTCCAGTTACCGAAACTAAACTTACCCCTGATTGCCAAGCATTAGAACTCCATGTATTTTCACCCCAAGTACTTACACCTATAAAAATTGATCCTCCCATAAGAGAGTGATTTGAACAATAATAATAAAGACTATCTGGAGCGTTTGATGCTACAGTTATTTGAGTGTAGGCCCCTGAATTTCCAGGTGTTCCAACAGTGTTTACACCAGTTGTATACTCACTGCCTCCTGAGTGTGTTCCATTCTCTGTTTCTGATAATCTTAAAGGGTGATTGTTATTTGAACTATCTGATTGATCGAACCTGTAACTTCCAGTTTTAGAAAAATATAAAGTATCTTGTTGTACACCATCTATTACATATTTATTACCAGAGTCTGTTGAAACTACAGTTACTGTAAAACTTGTCGGAACAACATCAGTATTTGCTGTCCAACCCATACCAGAATGATTGGTGCAATAGTAATATAAAGTTGGTGCTCCATCAGCGACTGTTATCTCAGTGTATGCTCCCGAACTTCCTGGAGTTCCATTTGTTGTTACTCCGGTAGTATACTCACTTCCGCTTGAATGTGTTCCATTTGCGGTTGTAGAAAATCTTAAAGGGTGTCCTGAGTTAGAAGAATCACTCTGATCAAAACGATAAGTTCCACCTTCTACTAAAGATAAAGTTACATCTGCTGTGGCTGTAGATCCATCTATAGCATATTTATTAGATGAACCAAAATCGTGATAAGGGTGATTAGCGGGATTGCCACCAACTACAGTTACTGTGAAGGTTTGAGTAACGGACATCCGTTGCTACCCCCTTTACGCTATTCTGATTATCGCGTTAGATGCGTCTGCTGTTGGAAATTGAATTGTAAAAGTTCCACTAGTTACAGTTTTGTCACCGCCGAAAGCTATAACTGCTACAGCTTTATCAGATTGTGTATCATTATAAATTAATGCACCATTTGCTGTAAAAGATGCAGAAGAAAAACTTACATCTGCAAAGTCACAAAGAGCAGTAGTTCCAGAAGTTGTTGGTGTAACGCTTGTTAATGTTGCTCCACCCGCAGTATATGCAGTTCCAGATGAGTTTGTGATTTCGTTTGAAGTTGAATAAGCAGTTGTACCCGCACCTAAAGATGCATCACTTGTATACAAAGCTATTTTAAAAGTGTTTCCACTTGTTGCTGTGAAGTTGTGTGTACCTACTAAAATTTCTTGTTTGAAACTTGTACAAATTGCCGATGTTATTGCCATAATATTTATCTCCTACGGGTTTGCCGAGTTAACTGGTATTCTAACTGCGCCGTCTGTGTAGTCGTCTCTTCGTCTTCTACCAACTTGCTCGTTAGCAAACTTT